CCATTCTTTCTCGTCAATGTGAAGATATGGAACTTGATATAGAAACTTGTTAAAGTAAGGTAGGTACATTATTTACTCCCAAATAAATAATATCTAGCTTCGGTTTTTTTTTGTTCAAGTGTCGCGTTTGATTTCATCTTATTAGCTAATGCACTCATTATCATTACATTACCTTTTATATAACCTTTAGTTGAATCTATTCTATCTAATGATGGTGAATTATCCTGCCCTCCACTCCCCTTTGATTTCCAACCTAATTTTATTCCCTGTACAGGACATACTTTAGGGTATTCTGTGGCTTCCCACATTTTTGGCCAACGGCCGTGTTCACCTTTAAGTCTTCTAATCTTAACACCCGGTATATCTTCCGGTTCTATTGTGAACTCTCCACCAGCAAATTTAGTACGGCCTTTTTTACTTGCAAACCATTTTTTAAATGGACAGACAGTTTCCATATATTCTTTTGCACAATATCTACAATAAGGTCGTAATCCATTCTTTCCGTCTACCTGTTTACTAAACTCACTTAATGACTTATGTTCTTTACACTTAGTACAAACCTTACCCTTTTGGTGGTCGTGTGCTTCAGTTAAAAAGTCATTAACGGTGATTGATTTACTCACCAAACAATTCCTTGAATGCCTGATTAGCAGCATTTGATTGTTCTGTTTTAACTTTGACTTCTTCTTTCTTTACTTCTTTGATAGCATAATCACCACGTTTCCAAAAGTCATACTCGATGTGAGTTGCCATCATATCAGCCTGATGAAGTATATAGGCGATATTACTTCTCAATGCTCGTTCAGGACTATAACCTATGTAATAACTCTTGTTTGCTTCTTCATACAATCCGTCTGTCAATCTTAACCCAATGTACTCATTGTCTGACAGTACGATTCCAAAGTGTTGAAGTAAAAACAAAGCCCTATCAGTTACGGTCATGAACTGTAAGTTAGGATTATGTTTATAAATTAATCCTTGATTTTTCCGATGCCAGTCGGAATCATTTGGTGTGTAGTAATCATCAGCTAAATCACCAACCTTACCCAAGTCATGATGTAGAGCAGCAAATATCAATTCTTCATCCGTGAAATTAATAGTAGCTCCACTCTGTTCCCATACATCTTTTATCTTCAATGCTGATGTAGTTACGTGAATAACGTGTTCCACATACCCACCAGCGTGAGCATTATGGAAGTGTTCTTTACCACTGGCTGGTGCCATACACATTCGTTCTTCAAAGTAATGATACATATTAAGGAGTTTTTCTCTTCGTTCACTTCCTTCTTCAAATGTATCTTTTATGATTTGAATTAATTTTTCCCAATTCTCTTGGATTTGTTCTGGTGTTAATTCTTTTGTCATTTTGTATCCCTATCTTTAATCATTTGATTTACTATTAATTGATAATACTTCTTTGGTATTGTACCTTTTTCACTATTACAATCTTCACAAGTCATATCACAATTATCTACATCCGAACTACTACCACCATCGGTATGTGATGTTTCACTATGGTCACCTGGTGAAGACATCGTTACGGTGTTACCACACCAATCATAATATTCACACTTAAACTCTTGATCCACTAATACTTGTTCTTTCACATCTTTCTTAATTGACCTACTCTTGTCTAGTAGTTTAAAACCAACCTCAAGATTTTCATCAGGATTTGATTGATATTCACGATACTCTTCTTCAAAGTAATCACCTAAAGTAGATGCCCACTCTTCTATTTCCTCATCTCTACCAGATGACAATGATTTGAAACAGACACTAAATGGGTGTATCTCACCATTGTAATCCTTAAATATGAATTGTTTATGTTCAGCTTTTTTCCTACCATCAGAGGCTAAGATACTTCTGGTTCTTCTCCAAAAATTAATCAACTCGTAATGATTGGTAATTTTGAATTCAAAACTCTTCTCTAAATAGGTTTTTATGTGAAACAAGAATTGTAGGTCATTTGCTCCTAAAAGTTGATTTCTAGGAGTGTCATCTTTTTCAGACAAAACCAGGTCATTAACCCACTTCAAGTTTTCTTTAATTTTCTTCTTGAACTTCTTAAATTGACCTTTTCCTTTTCTTTCTAATCTGTACCACTCTTCTAATACCTTATTACCTGTTGACGTTAATGGATTGATGGTTAGGTAACTGATTTTAGTCACGAAGTCATCAAAACCTCTTTTCTTAAATCCGATACTATGTCTAATTCCTCTAAATGTTCCTTTGACCTTTTCAATTTGTCTACCAGTAACCATTTTTAGTGAAATTCCATCTTTGTTCTCAAAATCCGATAACCCTCTGACAAAAGTAGCCATATCCGACCAAATTGAGTTACGAAACTCTGGTTTGGACATTGAGTTTACATCATTTAGTTTGTTAAAAATCACCGAACATTGATCGTTAGTGTAATTGTTAAATACTTTAAAATCTAAATGGTAGTTATCCAACCAGAATTCAGAAAATTCTGGATAAAAACTCTTGACATCACTCCAATTTTTACCACCTAATTCTAGTTTTTGACCATTATGAGTATAAACTAAACCTTTTGGGAGTCGAATACAATTCGTGAACCACGCACGTATGGTTCTACTTCTCTGTCCACCATCAATTATATGTTTCTCAAGAGCTGCAGCTCTTGTTTGACCATCAAACAACATCTCCACTTCGTTAATCCAAATATAATCCAATGATTGAAATGTGATTAAAGAAGCCATCAACTCCCTTTGCCAAGGATGTCCATTACTACCCTTGACATCTACATAACAGTATTGTCTTTGGTATTCTACTTTGGCAGTATAAATCCCATTACTAAATTCTTCATTGTATTCTCGAATGGATAAGATTCTTGAAAATGAATTACCTTTTGGATCAGCCAGACGTGTTTGAAGTATTTTGTTGACTAAGACTCTACAGGTCTTAGCTGATTCACCTTCTATCTTTTTTAACATATCATCTATTATTTTCATTTTAACGTTCCTAATTAATATTTTATAATTTATTTAATAGATATAGTATAACACTTTTTAAGTAAATAAACAAGCATTATTTTTTATCTTTTTCTTCAACCCAAGTATAAGTTGATATTCTTTGATGTGAGTCCATCACGTTTGGATGTTCCATCAATGCTCTACGATAGGGCGTGAACTTAATACCAGAACCCCATCTCTGAGATATTAATTCTCTCTTGGTCATACTACCAGCTTCTTTTAAATCTTTCAATACCTTCTTCATACCCTCACCATTAGGATTAGCACTTGGAGCAGATTTAATTACCTTGTCAATATCTTTAGACAATATTTTAATAGCTTTCTCTTCAGGATTCCAACTTAGATGTTTGTTTACATAATCTAAAGACTCTTGTGCTTTCTTATCTTTATATTCATCATCATCTAAATACTTTTCTAATAATTTAATAGCATGGTCATAACTTGTAAAATAATCAGCAGTAGGATTTAACTCATGGTAATAATCAGCATCAAACATAACAAAAGGACAACCCCTCATCATACCATCAGTTGTAGCAACCGACCAACCATTATATTTTTGTGGTGGTGAGTATCCAACTTTACAAGTTGAAAGCCTTTGGTGATATAACTTCGTTAGTAATTCTGGTTTAGCATTTTTATATTCTGGCATTTTAGCATAATTTTTCTTATCTATATACCCACCGTTTTCAACCAACCTTTCTTGCCAAGTCTTATCTCCTATCTCTTTCATCTGTGCTAAATCCAACAATGGTATCCAAACTTTAAAGTCTTGTCTTTTCTTGTATAAAGGTTCACAGACTTTCAATATAAAGTTCTTAAAATCCTTATAAGTTTTAGTCCTATGATTAAACACTATTATCTGTTTTCCATCAGCATCCATAAATGGTTTCTCTAACTTATCTATGATGTGTTCTTCTGTAACTGGTAAGTGATAAGATTCAATCTTATTATCCAATTCTTTTATAAAGGAATCACTAAAATGTTTTTTAGCATTTTTCAATACCAATTTCTTTTGTGATTCTGTATTTACATAGCATTTTTCCATTAAAGATATACCCTCACACTCTCTGATAAAAGCTGGATATCTCCAATTACAAACCTCTTTAACATCAAACCAATGACAATAACCTAACACAGGAGGTAGATGATGCCATTCATTGCCGAGATAATTAACTAAATTCCAAGTGGTTTCTGGCAAATGACTAAATATCAAATCAATATCTTTAAAGTTCCAATTAACCTCATCTTCATAATACTTCCAATGAATATTAAAATCAGTATCTTGTGTTTTACCAATGGTAGTATTTCGCTCTCTTTTTATTTGATATTCAATACCACTATGTGCTGATGCTAGTTTTCCTTCTTTATCCACGTCCTTTTTAACGAAAGATGTGTTCAGAGAAAACTTATCAAAATGACCACGTGTAGTTATAGTATTTTGTGGCCATTTTACTTGAACTACATCAACATTATCAATATCATTAAATAATGTAAAGTCCTTTGTTGTCAAAGGCAATACCAACTCCCACCATAAATCACCTCTGACTTGATTCAATCCATTAATCATTTTATGTATGGTTTGAACATAAGAGTCTTGTTCTAATCTTTCAATATCAAATGTGATGTTTGGCCAAACCAATATTCTCTTCATACGAGTTGGTTTGCCAGTTCCCTTATCAGGTTTTGGTTTACTAAATAAATCAACACCATCTCCTAAAAGACGAGCTAGCATTTCTCTATTCAAGCCTGTTTGTTTCATATTATCTCCCTACGTTCCAAAATAAAGCATTATCACTCGCGTGTTCTTTAATGAAAGTCCAAGCCTTACTATCGTAAGTCAATGAACTTGGAAATGGTGGTCTTTCTAATTCTTTACATTCTTGTTGAAATTTATATTTTGATTTAAATGTCTCGGCTCTACCTTGTTCTCTAGCTGTGGTATTATGACCAATTCTCACACCATAAACCCTAGCGTCAGGCCAAGCCGCTTGTAGTCCTCTACTTAATACTCCACTACTCATTACGGTCCATACTTCTTTTGGATTTACATCAAGACTTAGGGCAGTTTGTGTCATAGCATTAATTATGATAGGATGGTCACCACCAAATGGAATCAGATGTGCTTCATTATCTAAACAATACTTTTTAGCCTTTGCCTGTATGTTAGTCAAAAACCCCATCGGAACTTCAATTATATTACAACCTAATTCTTCTGCTTTATTAGTTAACCAATATCTCTTACCTTTTGGTACAGTTACGGTACACGTTCTTCCTAAGTCTTTACAAGCATAAGCCAGAGATAATTGAGCATAACCTTGTCTTGGTGAAGCATAGACAAACTCTTCTATATCTGATTTGGATTTTATATAAACATAAAATGCTCTACGTTTAGTTCCCCCATCTATCAAATCATCACGAACCACTTTCACCCCATCATATTCTTTAATTGCTGGACTTGGCAGATTTGTAGTATAATCAATGGTATCTAAACCATAATCTAAATATTGTAAACCGTTCACTTCTTATAAAATATAAAAATAGGTTCGTACTTACTTAATATCCCACCAACAGAAACACAATTCTTCACATTACTTTGGTCTACACCAATCATAGATGCCATCAACATCTTTAACTTACCTTTATATTCACCACCAAGCGATTCAATGATGTCTATACTATCTTGTTCCAACGAATGAAAAGTAGTCTTACCTATCTTGATGTCAGCAATATTCCACAACAGATATCTATCACCCTTTAAACTCTCATAAGCATTTGTTAATGTTGGTTTTAAGAAGTTATCTCTCCAATCACTATACATCGGATAAGCCTTAAATGATTGTTCTTCATCCTCACTATATTGTTCTCTATCAAAATAAGGTGGTGAAGTAAACACCATATCTAACTTACCTTTGTATTGTTGGAAATCAGGATGATCACCAATGTGTTCTGAACCTTCCTGAAAAACATGATATGTATTTTTCTTCTCTTCCCAAAATGGATTAGTCTCTAATGCCTCATTGTTAAAGAAGTCAGCCACATACTCGTATCTTGATTTACCTAACTCATCTATATAGTTATCGGTATTAGGATCAGTACCAATGTAGTGTATGTTCTTCTTGGATGACATAGCACCAAGTATCCTACCACCCCAACCAGCACTTGGATCATAAATATTTAATCGGTCTTCCTGTTCAATATGATTTGTATATTTCTCATACAAAAGTCTAGCAGTAAGTGGTGGAAAGTTAACTGCCGGTTGTGAGTTCAAACTCAATCTGAATATCTGAAAAGCCGATGGGTATAATTTCTTTTCAATATGATAATATCTAATCATAAAGACATTATCTTTTTTAGTACCACTTTTGGTATAAACCGTATCAGTTAATTCATCAACAGATAATTTCTTTTTCAAAGTAGGACACCAAACATTAATCAACATCCCATCAGTAATTAATCCATCTTTATATGCTTGTCGTATTTCATCAGCCGTAATCGTTACATATTGTTTAAAGTACTTAGATTGATGTGACTTTGATATCCATATTCTAAACTTACTGAATTTTAATGGATTGTCTTTATAATATTGTAACCACTCTAAAGCATTTTCACCATCCCAATATATCTTTTTCCCCTGTTCGTTTTCTTTCCTATCTAATGAAAGAGACTTACTGAAACTATACATAGAATCTCTACGTACACCCCTTCGCATAGCCTTGTAGAATAAATCCTTATTAACATCCTCTTTGATTCTATCATAGATAGAATTAAGTCCAACATCACCAACGTCACCAATACGGGTTTTCAACATGGTAGGAAAGAACTGATTGACTCCATTGGCAAACTTATTAAAGTTCTTAATCACATTAGCATTACCATCATCATCTTTCTCAATGAAACCATGAATGTCATACTCTCGTAGTTTTCTAAAACCATTTGTTATGTCAGCAATAGATTGACCAACCATTGGTGGAATCCCGCGTTCATCCCATTCTTCAATTATATATTGTCTTACTTCTTCAATCCAATCATCCAACTCTTCATCAGATTTACAGAATAACTCGTGGTAAGTTATATTGATTTTAGATTCAAGTATACTACTCCTCTCGTAGTAATATTTACTCACCAGATTTCTTCCTCTGTATTCGTTTGGCTTCTACATCTATGAGATACCCAAAAACCAAACACCCAACAAACATAATAGTAAACATTATCATTTAGATACCACCTCTTTTATTTTACCAAGATTGCCACCAACTCTCTGAACATATAGTTCAGCATCTTCTTCATCTCGTGCCCAAAATGAGTATCCTTGATCTGAAGTCCATTGTTTGTAATTGTGGGCGATGTGAAAAGGAATATCCTTTTTCTTTTTTTTAGCCATTATAACTCCTATTTTATGATTTATTTAATTTTCTTAATATACGAATAATTTTTGATAAAGTCAAGTAATTTTTGAAAGTATTTGACTCTTAAATAAATGAATACCGGCTGTTATGAAATCCTTAAACCTCGACATACTCAAGTAAGTTATCTGCGTATCCTGTGATACTATGGTCTGACAATCCATCGAAGTAATCCTTGTTCTTAAAGCCATCCCACCTACCTTTCAATCTATCCCAAGCTCTACGCCACACATTAGTACCGAGTACAACTACACCCTTGGAATTGATATATCGTAATTCACCATGATGTCTATATCCCCAATGATAAAATGGCATCTTGGTTACGTCATCTGAATTATTAACAAACCGATAATGGGTAATATCTAAACTATTCTTAAAGGACTCATTACCTACTCTTGGTGAACCATATGTATACAACCCATCAATTTTAAAGTTAGCATTATCTAATCTAGCTGCTACGATAGTAGCCATAGATGCTCCGAGTGAATGACCCGTAATAACTAACTTCCTACCCTTTAGTTGCTTCAGAAGATAGTCTCGTATATGTGACCAAAGTTTATCAACTTCCTTTTCAAATCCCTCATGTACCTTACCATAAGAATATTTTGCATTAACGGAATCAACATTCAAATCAGCCTTTATGTCTGACCATGACTTAACTTCTGTACCCCTGAATGCTAACACGAAGTATTCCTTATCATATACGGCGTGGGCTTGTGCTCCATTCTTGTCAAAATACTTATGTCTTGAAAATCCTAATTCTTTATATTCTGATTTTGCATCTTTACCATTCAAATATGCAAACTCCGAACACTTTGCCATTTTCCATCCAAATGTTTCTTTATTCATTTTACTTCTCCCAATATAGTTTACTCCAAATTTCAGTCGTCTTTGGATAAATATCAATCATTAATTCTTTCATCACTTTGGCATACTGCTGTATTTCCCATTGTGATGTTGTTTCATCTCGTAACTCTATGAAGTTTACGATAGCTTGAAATGATGCCGTCCAGTATACTTCGGTGTATTGAGATAATGGTAAGATACAACGTGCTTGTTCTTTA